CAAATTTGGCCCCTTACATTATTGAACCGATGAACTGCCTGGCATCCCGCGAATACGATGCAGTGGTTTTTGTCGGGCCAGCCCGAACAGGGAAAACCATTGGCCTGATTGATGGCTGGATTGTCTATAACATCGTTTGTGATCCCGCTGACATGCTGGTCATTCAGGTATCGGAAGAGAAAGCACGTGAGCACTCAAAGAAACGCCTCGATCGAACATTCCGCTGTAGCCCGGAGGTGAAATCGCGACTCAGCCCACGCCGTAATGATAATAACGTCCATGACCGTACCTTTCGTGCCGGGAACTACCTCAAGCTCGGCTGGCCGTCGGTTAACATCATGTCATCGTCGGATTATAAAAGCGTGGCGCTCACCGACTATGACCGCTTCCCTGAGGATATCGACGGGGAAGGTGATGCATTCTCCCTGGGCTCCAAGCGAACCACCACCTTTATGTCCAGCGGGATGACACTGGTTGAGAGCTCTCCAGGCCGTGACATTCGTGACACTAAATGGCGTCCTTCGTCTGCGCATGAAGCGCCGCCGACCACAGGGATTTTGTCGCTATTTAACCGTGGCGACCGCCGCCGCCTGTACTGGCCCTGTCCGCATTGCGGCGAGTATTTTCAGCCAGAAGTCGCAAACATGACGGGGTACCGGGAGTTGCCCGACCCTGTACTGGCAAGTGAATCTGCGCATCTTCAGTGCCCTGCGTGCAAAGGCAAAATTACGCCTGAGATGAAGCGTGACCTGAACATCCGTCACGTCTGGTTGCGCGAAGGGGAAAAGATAGACCGGTACGGCAAACGTTACGGCGAACCCCGGCGCTCACGCATCGCGTCGTTCTGGATGGAAGGCCCGGCAGCGGCTTACCAGACCTGGGCTCAGATGATGTACAAATTCCTGACCGCCGAGCAGGAGTATGAAGCCACCCAGAGTGAAGAGACGCTTAAAACGGTGGTAAACACTGACTTTGGGCGGCCTTATTTACCTCGCGCAAACCTCGAACAGCGCAAAAGTGAACTGCTTGAGCAACGTGCAGAGGATGTACCGAAGCGTGCAGTGCCTGACGGCGTGCTGTTTATGACTGCAACGGTCGATGTGCAGGGTGGTAAATCCCGTCGGTTTGTGGTGCAGGTTACCGGCTACGGTGCGCAGGGCGAGCGGTGGGTGGTTGACCGCTATAACATCAGCCAGTCATTAAGGGCGAACGAACATGGCGAGTGTTACCCCATTGACCCGGCCAGTTACCCGGAAGACTGGGATTTGTTGCTGTCCGACGTGTTCGAAAAATCATGGGTATTAGCCAGCAACCCGGCTAAGCGCATGCGCCTCATGGCGATGGCGGTCGATTCCGGCGGAGAGGATGGTGTCACCGACAACGCGTACAAATTCTGGCGCAAATGCCGCCGTGAAGGGCTGGGCAAAAAGATTTATCTCTTTAAGGGTGACAGCGTCAGGCGTTCAAAACTCATCACCCGCACTTTCCCTGACAACACTGACCGATCCACACGGCGTGCGAAAGCCGCCGGTGATGTGCCTCTTTATCTTCTCCAGACCGACGCACTGAAAGATCAGGTTAATAACGCTTTATGGCGTGATTCGCCCGGCCCTAATTATGTGCATTTCCCGAAATGGCTCGGCAACTGGTTCTACGACGAACTGACCTATGAGGAGCGTTCCACCGATGGAAAATGGAGTAAACCAGGTCGCGGCGCGAATGAGGCGTTCGACCTTCTCGTGTATGCCGACGCGCTCGCAACCCTGCATGGATACGAGAAAATCAAGTGGCCGGATGCACCTGAGTGGGCACGGCGGGAAACGTGGCTGGAGGACGCGCCGCCGGAAGCTTGCGAAACGTCACCCGCGAAGATTCCGGCCCCGGTAATCAACAAACAGAGCCGGGGTAAGAAGAAGGTGGAAAAAGCCGATGAAGATTCAAACCCATGGACAACCCAGACAGGAGGAGGCTGGTTGTGAATATCAGTGAAATAGAAGTCATGATCCGGCACTACACCGATGCAGAGGTTGCCGTGCTCGAAGGTAAATCCATCACGTTTAACGGCCAGCAGATGACGTTTGAGAATCTGGCTGAAATCCGGGCAGGCCGCCAGGAGTGGGAGCGGCGGAGAGCCGCTGCTCTCCGTCAGAGCCAGGGACGGTCTGGGTTTAAGCTGGCGAGGTTCCAATGAGCTTACTTGATGATGCTATTGGCCTGATTTCGCCTGGCTGGAAAGCGGCGCGGCTTCGTTCGCGAGCGGTGATTCAGGCGTTTGAAGCGGTAAAGCCGACCCGCACTCACAAGGCACGCCGTGAAAACCGTTCCGGTAACCAGCTAAGCCAGAACGGGGCGGTTTCGTTGCGGGAACAGGCCCGCTGGCTGGACAACAATAACGATCTGGTCATCGGCATACTGGACAAACTTGAGGAGCGCGTCATTGGTTCGGAGGGGATCATTGTTGACCCACATCCGTTACTGAAAAACGGCAAGATTGCTAAAAAGCTGGCCAGCGACATTCGCACTGCGTGGGCGGAATGGTCGGTGAGCCCGGAGGTGACCGGGGAGTTTACCCGCCCGATGCTTGAGCGACTCATGCTCCGCAGCTGGCTGCGAGACGGTGAGGTGTTTGCGCAGTTGGTTAGTGGTAGCGTCAGCGGACTCAGTCCTGTGGCCGGTATCAGTTTCTGGCTGGAGGCGCTTGAATCCGATTTTGTCCCGATGGACAACGACGAGTCGCAGGGGCTGTCGCAGGGGATCTATAAAAACGAATGGGGGCGCCCCAAAAAGTACAAAGTCTATAAAAACAGCCCGGTATCAGGCAGACGAATGGATACCAAAGAAATCCCGGCAGAAAACATGCTGCACCTGAAATTCACCCGCCGTCTGCACCAGTCCAGGGGCACCTCTTTGTTCTCGGGTGTGCTGATGCGCCTGAGTGCGCTGAAGGAGTATGAAGATTCGGAGCTGGTGGCCGCGCGTATTGCCGCTGCCCTTGGGATGTACATCAAAAAAGGTGACGGGCAAACCTATGACGAGGAAAGCGGCTCATCGGGTAACGAAAGTGAGCGCGATCTGTTAATTCAGCCCGGCATCATCTTTGACGATCTTAAACCCGGTGAAGATATCGGGATGATTAAGTCAGACCGGCCAAACACCAACCTCGAAGGTTTTCGCAACGGGCAACTGCGTGCCGTTTCCGCCGGTACGCGTATCAGCTATTCGAGCGCGTCGCGCAATTACGACGGTACCTACAGTGCCCAGCGGCAGGAGCTGGTGGAATCAACGGACGGTTATTTCGTGCTTCAGGACTGGTTTATCGGCTCCGTGACACGTCACGTTTACCGCAACTGGCTCCGGCTTGCGATCCTCTCCGGGAGAATCTCGGTTCCTCGCGGGCTGGATATGGACACCCTGTATTCCGCCGTCTATTCCGGGCCAGTGATGCCATGGATTGACCCGGCAAAAGAAGCCAATGCCTGGAAGATTCTCATCCGGGGTGGGGCGGCAACAGAATCCGACTGGGTTCGTGCGCGAGGCAGCAACCCGGACGATGTGAAGCGCCGCCGCAAAGCGGAAATCGATGAAAACCGCGAACTGGGACTGGTATATGACACCGACCCCGCCAACGACAAAGGAGGCACCAGTGCCGAAGCAGAAAACAAACCGGGCGAGCCGCCGCCCGAAAGCCAGCGCAAAAAGTAACTCCTGGTTTCGCATGAAGGCCAGCGCGGCGAATGAGGCTGAAATTTATATTTATGACGAAATCGGGTTCTGGGGGGTAACAGCGCGTCAGTTCGTCAGTGACCTGCAGGCGCTGGGCAACGTCACTCATATTAGTCTGCATATCAACTCACCCGGTGGCGATGTCTTTGAAGGTATCGCCATTTTTAATGCCCTGAAACATCACGGCGCGGCGATTACCGTCCACATCGATGGCATCGCTGCTTCCATGGCATCGGTCATCGCCATGGTTGGCGACCCGGTAATCATGCCAGAAAACACCATGATGATGATTCACAAGCCCTGGGGCTTCGCGGGTGGCGATGCGAACGACATGCGCGATTATGCTGACCTCCTCGATAAGATGGAGTCAGTCTTGATCCCTGCCTACGCCAATAAAACGGGGAAATCTACCGAAGAAATTGCAGCCATGCTGGAGGAGGAAACCTGGATGAGCGGCACTGAGTGTGTAGCCCATGGTTTTGCCGACCAGACAACCCCATCCCTGCAGGCGATGGCCTGTATTCAGTCACAACGTATTGAGGAATTCGAAAAGATGCCAAACAGCATTCGTAATATGATCACGCCGCGAAATGCCAACCCGCGTGAGCCAGTAAAACCGGGCGACACTCAGCAACCGGCCCCCGTCCAAACGCTGGACGAAAACGCCATCCGCGCGCAGGTCGTCGCTGAACAAAAGGCGCGTGTTAACGGCATTCAGGATCTGTTCGCGATGTTCGGCGGCAAGCATCAGGAGCTTCAGGCTGCGTGTGTCATCGACATGGATTGTTCTGTGGATATGGCAAAAGACAAACTGCTGGCCGCACTGGGCAAAGACACCACGCCAACCAATAAAAACACCCAAACCCATATTTACGCGGGCAACGGCAATATTGTCGGTGACGGTATTCGCCAGGCGCTGATGTTCCGTGCTGGCTACGAAGAGCGCCAGAACGACAACGCCTATAACGGCATGACGTTGCGCGAATATGCCCGCATGGCGCTGACTGAGCGCGGTATTGGTGTTTCCAGCTACAACCCGATGCAGATGGTGGGCCTGGCGCTGACTCACAGCACGTCTGATTTCGGCAACATCCTGCTGGACGTGGCAAACAAATCGCTGTTGCAGGGCTGGGAAGAGGCGGAAGAAACCTTTGAACTGTGGACCAAAAAAGGGCAGCTCAGCGACTTTAAAACGGCACACCGCGTCGGCATGGGCGGTTTCTCCTCACTGGCAAAAGTACGTGAGGGTGCAGAGTTCAAGTATGTCACTACTGGCGACAAAGGTGAGACGATCGCGCTGGCCACCTACGGCAACATTTTCTCTGTAACCCGCCAGGCAATCATCAACGATGACCTGAACCAGTTGACGGATGTCCCTATGAAAATGGGGCGAGCAGCTAAAGGGACAATCGGTGACCTGGTATACGCCACGCTGACCGGTAATGCCAAACTCTCTGACGGAAAGGCATTGTTCCATGGCGACCATGGCAACACATCAACAGGCGCAATCTCGGTGACAAGCCTCGACGATGCCCGGAAGCGGATGCGACTGCAGAAAGAGGGGGATCGTTCTCTTAATATTCGCCCGGCATTTATGCTCGTGCCGGTGGCACTTGAAACGCTTGCCAGCCAGACCATTAAGTCGGCCAGCGTAAAAGGTGCTGACATTAACGCAGGCATTAACAACCCCATCCAGAACTTCGCCGAAATCATTTCTGAACCGCGTCTTGATGACGCTGATACGGCGGCCTGGTATCTGGCAGCGGCAAAAGGGACGGATACGATTGAGGTGGCCTACCTGAATGGTGTGGATACGCCGTATATCGACCAGCAGGAAGGTTTCACCACGGACGGTATCGCGACGAAAGTTCGTATCGATGCAGGCGTGGCCCCGCTTGACTACCGTGGCCTGATCAAATCCTCCGGTAAGTAATTCGTAGCAAAAAACGTAGCCCGTCAGGGCTTTTTTTTCGCCTGTAAAACGGCTCCAGGCGGAGCCGTGGAGAGCTTTTATGAAAAATTATGTTCAGGACGGCAGCACCATTGCGATCGCTAACACGGGTGACGCGGAGATCACTAGCGGCTCGCCCGTAGCCGTGGGGGATTTAGTTGCTATTGCCATCACGAACATCCAGCCCGGTGAAACGGGTGATGGTATGGCCCGTGGAGTAGTGACCCTTCCCAAACTTCCAGCCGACAATATTTTGCAGGGTAAAACCGTTTATCTGAAAGACGGGAAAATCCAGCTGGCCAGCGCGGATGCTACCCCGGCAGGTAAAGCGTGGGAAGCAGCTGCCGCTAACAGCACGACGGTGTTGGTTCGTCTCAATGGCTAACGCTTTTGACAGAATGGCGGCCCGCATGGATGCGGCCACTACCCGTAGTATGGGCAACACTGCCACTATCAACGGCTCCGAATTCGACGCTGTGGAAAGTCACTTTGTCGCAGAGATGGGGCCGTTAATCGGGGATGGCTTAACGCTGGTGGTTTTCAGTGATACGTATCGCCCGCGACGTAACGACGAGGTCATATGGAAAGGAAAAGAGTACAAAGTGACCCGCTCACAGCTTTTCAATAACAAACCGCAAATCTGGATTGAGTAGGAGGGCTGCTATGTCCATCAAAGGGCTTGAGCAGGCAATTGCCAATCTGAACAGCATCAGCAAAACGGCAGTGCCGCGCGCGTCCTCGCAGGCGGTTAACCGGGTAGCAACCCGTGCAATCGGGAAAAGTGTCCGCATCGTTGCAACAGAAACTAAAGTGCCGAGGAAGCTTGTCAATCAGCGTGTGAAGCTGAAAAAGGCCTCAGTCAACAAGCCCCGCGCCATTATTCGCGTTAACAGAGGGAATCTGCCGGCGATCAAACTGGGGGTGGCAAGTGTGCGCCTGTCCCGTCGTAAACGTGACAAGCAGGGGGCAAACAGCGTGCTGCGAATCGGTCCGTTCTCCTTCCCCGGAGGCTTTATCCAGCAACTGAAAAACGGTCGCTGGCATGTACTCCGGCGAACGACAAAAAATCGTTTTCCCATCGAGGTCGTCAGCATTCCGCTGACAATCCCTCTTACCAAAGCGTTCAGGGAAGAAACGAGCAGGCTCACGCAAACCGACATGCCCAGGGAACTGGGTGCCGCATTGCGCAACCAACTGAGGCTGATACTCAATAAATGAAACACCCACAAATTCGCGCTGCCGTGCTGGATGCACTTAAAGGCAGTATTACTGATTCTGTAACCTGGTTCGATGGTCGCCCGGCCGTTCTTGAGGCAGAAGACTTGCCCGCCGTGGCCGTCTATCTGACAGATGCTCAGGCTTCGGGTGAAATGCTTGACGAAGACCAGTGGGCAGCCACGTTACATATTGAGGCGTTTCTGAAAGGAAACTCTTCAGATACCGATCTGGATACGTGGATGGAGGAGCGTATCTATCCGGTGATGGACGATATCCCAGCCCTTGTTGAGCTTATTGATCTGATGAATCCCCTCGGTTATGACTACCAGCGCGATGATGAAATGGCGACCTGGGGCTCTGCCGACCTGCAATATTCAATCACTTATACTATGTGAGGCATTTATGGCTACTCCAAATCCGCTGGCACCTGTAAAGGGTGCTGGCACAACGCTCTGGCTGTATACCGGTTCAGGCACAGCGAATCCCCTGGTCGATCTTAACTGGACGCGTCTTGCTCAGATCAAGGAGTTAACACCGGGCGAACTGACGGCAGATTCATTCGATGATACCTACATTGATGATGATAATGCCGACTGGACAGCCACCGGGCAGGGGCAGAAATCAGCAGGCGACACTTCTTTTACACTGGCCTGGAAACCCGGCGAACAGGGGCAAATTGCGCTGGCGCAATGGTTTGAAGATGGCTCAAACCGTACTTATCGCATCAAGTATCCCAACGGAACGGTGGATGTGTTTTCTGGCTGGGTCAGTAGCCTGGGTAAGGCAGTAACCAACAAGGAAAATATCACCCGCACGGTCAAAGTAACTAACAGCGGCAAACCTACACTTGCCGAAGACATCGCCACGCCTGTTATTGCTGTTACTGCGGCATCTTTCGACAAACCTACAGCGGCGGTGGCCGTGGGGGCTACCACGACTCTTAACCTGTCGATTCTGCCAGCCAGCGCGACTGATAAAACGTTCCGTGTGGCATCGTCCGATCCGTCAAAAGCGAAAGTGACCGTCTCCGGTAACGTCGTGACTGTGACAGGGATTGCGGCCGGTACCGTGGAAATTATCGGCATCACCAATGATGGCTTGTTCGTGGCTATCAGCAAAGTCACCGTTTCCTGACAGGAGTAATACATGTTCCTAAAAACCGAGTCGCTGGAATACAACGGCGAAACCGTCACGCTTTACGAATTATCGGCGCTGCAGCGCATTGAGTTTATTGGCTACATTGCTGAAGTGAACAAGGTTGTGCCTGCTGACACCGCAGAAATAAGCGAGGAAGCGCTCGCGGGGATTGTGACGTCCATTAATGTGAAGATTAGTGCGCGGATCGTCGCAATGTCACTGTGGCAGAGAGAAGGATTAAAAGGTCCGTCCGTTGATGAACTGCATCAGGATGTTCTCTCTGGCTGGCCGTTACCTGCCATTTCCGAAGCGGATTTCATTGTTCGTAACCTGTCCGGAATGTTGTCTGTTGCGCCTGCAGCGGGTGATGAAGAACCTTCTGACAAAGAGGATCAGACTCCGGAAAAGCCCACGCCGCAGCCCTGACATTTGCCCTTAAACTTGCCCGTGAGTTCCGCAGACCTGACTGGCGTGTGATGTTCTCGCAGATGTCCTGCAGTGAACTGAGCGAATGGGAACAATTTTACGCCGTTGAGTATTTCCAGACGGACATGATTGATACCCATTTCTCATTCCTGAGCCACCACATCACCAATATGGTCTGTAAAGACCACGGGCTCACCCCTGCAGATTTTAGTCTGCTCAATCCCCAGACACGTCCGAAACCGGACACCGAAACGTCCGACGAGGCCATGATGCTGGCCGCCGAAGGCATTACAGGAGGAGTTCGTTATGGCCCAGGCGGTGGGTGATCTCATTGTCAATCTTGATTTAAACGACGCTAAATTTACCGAGCGGTATAACTACGTCAAACGGGGACTTGATGGGATCGGGGTTGCGGCGAACGACGCTGCACTGGAGGTGCAGAACGCATTCACAAGGCAGGAAGCGTTTGCGAAACGGGCAGGCGTTTCAATTGGACAATACAATGCCGCCATGCGCAGCCTGCCGGCACAGCTTACCGATATTGCGACGCAGCTGGCAGGCGGACAGTCCCCCTTTTTGATCTTGCTCCAGCAGGGCGGGCAGATCAAAGATCAGTTTGGTGGTATTGCACCAACGTTTAATGCGTTCCGTGATTTGTTGTTCGGTTTCAATACCAGAGTGACTGAGTCAGCTGATGAAGCATCTGAAAGCCTTGGGGATGTATCTGAGCAACTTAACAACACTACCGAAGCGGCTGGAAACCTGGGGCGTGTCCGTGGTTTCATTACTCCGGTGTCACTCGGTATTAGCGCCCTGGCAGTGGGGGTGGGTTTACTCGTTTACAACTGGTATCAGGCGCGTCAGCATTCGGAAGCATTTAATCAGTCTCTTGCCAAGACCGGGAGTGTCAGCGGGCAGACTGCTGACAGCCTGGCCAGAATGGCTGCTCAGGTCGCCAAAAATACTGACGAAAGCAAATCGTCTGCCGCCGCCGCCGTGGCTCAGGCGACCGGCATCGGCCTGACAGCAAGCCAGATAATGCAGGTCAGTGAGACAGCACTCATTATGTCCGGCACCACCGGTGAGAGTGTCAAAAATCTGGTGAACGACCTGGCAAAAATCCCGCTGGATCCTCTCAAAGCGTTCGTCGACATAAACCAGCAGTACAATTTTGCTAACCTGGCGCTCTATGAGCAGGTTAAACACAT